AGTAACGACCATGGCTAAGTCGAAGAGTAGTCCTAAACCTAAAAACAAAGCTCTTTACTCACGAGTCAAGGCAGAGGCTAAAAAGAAGTACAAGGTTTGGCCTAGTGCATATGCTTCAGGTTGGTTAACTAAAGAGTATAAAAAGCGTGGTGGAACCTATGAGTAAAACCAAAGGCGGTCTTACTAAATGGTTTAAAGAAGATTGGGTAGACGTTAAGACTGGTAAACCTTGCGGTCGTAAGTCTGCAAAGAAAAGTAAACGTCCCTATCCTTCTTGTAGACCTAAAGCTGTTGCTGCAAAGATGACCGCAGCAGAAAAAAAGTCTTCTGCTAAACGCAAAACAGGACCAGCTAAAATTAAACACGCAGTAACAGCGTCAGGACGTAGAAGAAAGTCTACAAAAAAAGCTTGACATATAACAAAATGTATGATATAATATTAATATATAGTAAACTTTAGAGGAATCTATGAATACCGAGCTTGAAACTTACTTTGATAACTACGCTGATTTATTCAACAGTGAAGGTTTCAAACAACTCGTAAGCGAACTTTCTAATAATGCAACACAGTTAGCAGATATTCAAACAGTTAAAGATCAGGAAGATTTGTACTTCCGTAAAGGTCAAGTAGCTGCTTTTGCTAGTGTTATTAATTTACAAGCTACTATTGAAGCTGCTCGTGATCAAGCAGAAGCAGAACTAGAAGAGCCTGTAAATGTTTAAAGTATTTGACTTTCGTTGTACAAACGGACATGTCTTTGAAGAATTTGTAGAAGGTACTGTTACAACCAGTAGGTGCGGTTGTGGTGCCAATGCTACAAAAATGGTATCTGCCCCATCCTTTCACCTCAATGGCTCCGATGGTTCATTCCCCGGCGCTCATATGAAGTGGGTGAAAGAGCATGAAAAAGCAGGTAGAAAATAAACATCTCCACAATGATTATAATCACGGAGTTTAATTATGTCACGAGCTACAATGCTTGATCCACAACCTGAAGAGGAAAATGTGGACATGCTTGAAAACGAAGTTGATGAGATTCAACAAGAGCCAGAAGCCCAAGTTGAGCAACCTCAAGAAGAACCAAACCTACCAGAGAAGTATCAAAATAAATCTTTAGAAGAAGTTGTACAGATGCACCAAGAAGCTGAAAAGCTTTTAGGTCGTCAGTCTTCTGAGGTAGGTGAACTTCGTAAGGTTGTTGATGATTACATTAGTACTCAAGCACAACCGCCAGCACCTCAACAAACTGTTGAGCCTGAAGACGATATAGATTATTTTACAGATCCTCAAGGTGCAGTCAACCGTGCTATTGAGAATCATCCTAAAATTAGAGAAGCGCAAGAATACTCTACGCAATATAAGAAACAAGCTTCTCTTGCTATGCTTCAAAGTAAGCATCCAGATATGCAAGAGATTCTTGGCGATCCTAAATTTGCTGAGTGGATTAAAGCTTCAAAGATTAGGACTCAGTTGTTTGTAGCAGCTGACCAACAGTATGATGCTGACTCTGCTGATGAACTATTTACACTCTGGAAAGAACGTAAAGTAGTTGCACAGCAAACTGCCAATGTTGAAAAACAGGCACGTAAGCAAACACTTAAGGCAGCTAATACAGGCAATGCACGAGGCAGTGCTGAAGGATCACGTAAAAAAGTATATCGCAGGGCCGACATTATTAAACTAATGAAGAATGACCCTGACCGTTATCAAGCGTTAGCCAATGAGATTATGGCAGCTTATGCGGAGGGTCGAGTCAAATAATCTAGGAGATTGACATGGCTACTGCAACATATCCCGGTGCAGCGGGCAATACTGCAAAGACTGAAGCGGCTACTTTTATTCCAGAAATTTGGAGTGATGAAATTATTGCTGCTTACCAGAAGAATCTGAAGATGGCTCCACTTGTCAAGCGTATCGCTATGAACGGCAAGAAAGGCGACAAGCTTCACATTCCAAAGCCAACTCGTGGCGATGCAAATGCTAAGGCTGCTGACACTGCAGTTACTATCATTGCAAACACTGAGAGCGAACTGACTGTTGACATTGACCGTCACTTCGAATACTCACGTTTGATCGAGGACATTGTAGAAGTACAGGCTCTTTCTAGCCTCCGTCAGTTCTATACTGAAGATGCTGGTTATGCTCTTGCTACTAAGATCGACACTGACCTGCACTCTTGCGGTACTGGTTTTGGTGACGGTGGTTCTGTTGTGTTCGGTGCTGCTGCTACTGACTACCAGCACACTGGTTGCTTCTTCAATGACGGTGGTACTACTACTCAGTACACTGACGATACTATCGTTGCTGGTGACGTGTTTACCGATGCGTTCTTCCGTGACATGATTCAGAAGCTTGACGACAACAACGTACCAATGGAAAGCCGTGTACTTGTTATCCCACCTTCTGTTCGCAACACTATCATGGGTGTTGACCGATACGTGTCTTCTGACTTTGTAACTGGTCAAGCAGTAAGCTCTGGTCTTATCGGTAACTTGTACGGTGTAGACATTTATGTCTCAAACAACTGTGCAACTATCGAAGCCGCAGCAGACAACACTGCATCTTCTGTTGATACTCGTGCTGCACTCTTGTTCCACCGTGACGCTATTGTCATGGCAGAGCAGCAGGCTGTACGTTCACAGACCCAGTACAAGCAGGAATACCTCTCAACTTTGTACACAGCTGATTGCCTGTACGGTGTTGAAGTATACCGTCCTGAAGCTGGTTTCGTTCTCGCAGTCGCTGAGTAACGATCTTAGGGGGTCAGCAATGGCCCCTTTTCCTTTTCTTTTGTAGGAGCAGTAGATGCCTTTATTTCGTGGCACAGGTGGTTCTGGTGAGTCTAGTACTGATGCGTATGCCTCAGAGATTGCTCAGGAAGCCCGTACTGCCTCTTCAAAAGCAAATGAAGCTGCAACGTCTGCTGCGTCTGCTTTAGCAGCACAGGCTGCTGCAGAGGCTGCTCAGGCAGCAGCAGAGGCTGCACAGGTTAACGCTGAGACTGCAGAGACAAACGCAGAGACAGCGGAGACCAATGCTGAGACAGCAGAGGCTGCTTCGGTTGCTGCTCAAACATCTGCAGAGTCTGCTAAAACTTCATCAGAGACAGCTCAGTCAGCATCAGAAGTAGCTAAGACAGCGGCTGAAACTGCAGAAACAAATGCTGAAACGGCAGAGACAAACGCTGCTGCTTCTGCTACGGCGGCTGCGTCTAGTGCAACCAGTGCTGCTGGATCAGCTACAACAGCCACAGCTCAGGCTACAACGGCTACGGCTCAGGCTAGTGCAGCATCAACGTCAGCCAGTAATGCTGCTACCAGTGAAAGTAATGCGTCTACTAGCGCAACTAACGCAGCAACTTCTGAAACGAACGCATCTACATCAGAGACTAACGCAGCAACGTCTGCTACCAATGCAGCAACCAGTGCTACTAATGCAGCTAGTTCTGCTACGTCTGCATCAGGATCTGCTACGACTGCTACGACTCAAGCAACTGCTGCGTCTACTAGTGCAACTAATGCAGCTACTTTTGAGAGCAACGCTTCTACGTCAGCAACTAACGCTGCCTCTAGCGCCTCCTCAGCGTCCACCTCAGCCACAAACGCAGCTACTAGTGCTACTGCAGCGCAAACTGCTCAAACGGCTGCAGAGGCTGCTCAGACGGCTGCTGAGGCTGCTCAAGAATCTATTGATGGTTTCTTCTTAGGCGCTCAAGCATCTAACCCTACAGTTGACTTGAATGGTAACGCTGTCACTGCAGGAGATTGGTACTTTAACACTACTGACAATACGACAAGAATCTACGACGGTAGTTCTTGGAACACTGTTAACCCAGACCTTATTGGTGACACTACACCACAGCTAGGTGGTACGCTAGACGCTAACGGCAACACCATTGACATGGGTACTAATGTCATTACTGACGCTAAGGTAGGTCAGTGGGATACTGCACACGGCTGGGGCAACCATGCTAGTGCTGGCTATTTAACTAGCTTTACTGAAACTAATGACCTGTCTACAGCAGTAACATGGGCTAACGTACCGGACGCTAACATTACGCAGTCTTCGGTGACACAACACCAAGCGGCACTGTCGGTTACTGAGTCACAAATTAGTGACCTTCAAAGCTACATAACTGGCAACGAAACCATTACTCTGACCGGAGCTATCACAGGCTCTGGTACAACATCCATTGCAACTACACTGTCAACGATTGACGGGGGAACTTATTAATGACCACGATTAAACTTAAGAATGGTTCTGGCGCACCAACGGCTGGGGATCTTGCTCAAGGTGAACCCGCATTAGATCTGACTAACAAGCGTCTGTATACAGAAGACTCAGGCGGTACTGTTATCGAAGTAGGTACTAATCCTACTAGCATTACTACTGGCACAGTGACTGCTGATGGTATTACTTCTACCACTGGCACGTCGATGACACAGCTTACTGTCAACGGTTTAGGCGCTGTCGAAAGCGGGATAAACTTTGCCAGTGGCGGCACAACATACGGGCAGATTTATTTTAACAATGTATCTCCCTATGACATGAGCGTTCTTCAGCAGTATTCAACTGGTTCTTTGATTTTTGGAACCAATGATACAGAACGCATGCGCATTACCTCAGCAGGGAATGTTGGTATTGGTACCACTCCGTCAAACCCATTAGAAGTAGCAGGTGGCTCTGCTTACCCCACTACCAAGTTCAGTCGTGATGGTGGCACAGCGGCTACTCAAGGCTACTTAACTACTGGTTTCTCTGCTATTGGTTACTCAGGTGGTACTGGCGCTGACGCCTATATGGTTTCAGAGCATGGCTTTGGTTTTGCTGTAAACGCTGGCACCACTGCTATGACCATTACTGATGGCGGCAACGTAGGTATTGGTACGACACCGTCACATCCTTTGCACGTTGTAGCGGCTGACGGAACACTTGCTCTTTTTTCAAACGGAGTAGATGCAGACCTTAATATTAAAACAGCATCTGGGGTTGCTTTGCTAACACCAAGCACTGGAACATTAGCATTTGGAACCTCAAACACAGAACGCATGCGCATTGACTCTAGCGGGCGCGTCGGAATAGGCCGGACTCCAAGCATTTCAAACTCTAAGTTAGAAGTCGGCGGTGCTGATAACGTTTCACTTATCAATGTTGAGGCATCT